ACCATTGTCACCGAGTTCGGCTTCGACGGTCTTCGCAAGCGCCTGGTCGGTAGTCAGCTTATGGGCTCCGCTGTGGGAGCCGTCCTGGCCCTTGCCCAACTGGACGAACTCCTGGACATGGTTATCGGCGAGAACAGCCAAAAGACCCTGTTCATGAGCCCGACCATGCGGCGCACAGTCACGGCGCTTGTTCGGTCTGTGACTGGCTCCGGCCTTATCAACTTCACCCAGGACGCCTTCGGCCGCCAGCAGATAGCCTACGCTACCTGCCCGATTCGTGTCATAGTCCGCGAGGACGACGGTTCGTCCTTCTTCGGCTACGACGAGGACCCAGGCGATGGTGTGTCGGACACTGCTAGTATCTACTGCGTCCGTGCCGGCACCGACTACGTCCACGGCATATCCAACAAGAGCCTGCCTGGGGTTAAGGACTTCGGTGAGACCGAAGCCGCGCCTCAGCACAAGGGCCGCATCGAGTGGTTCCCTGGTCTTGTGGTTAAGCACCCTAGGGCCGCCGCCAGGATGCAGGGCATCACCCTCACGTAGGAGACAGTCATGGAAAACCTACCCCCAGGCGTCATTGAGAGGAACGGCCAGCTGTACCGGATGGTCCCTAAGGTCTCGGCATCCGGCGAGCCTTGGGAATCCAGGCGCCCCGTGGCGCTCACCCTCAAGGAGGCCCGCGAGCGCCGTCACGACTACTGGCACCCGAAGTATGGTTGGGTTCTGGAGGGCTACAAGTGGGAGAAGGATAGGCCCCCTGAGGATATCATGGCCGACACGTCTCAATCCATCCCGTCTGAGCCCCCTGAACCCGACGCGATGAGGGCAGGAGCCGCTCCTCCGATGCCGCAGGGTGAGGAGGTATCCGTAACCCTTCCCGCCGTACCAAGTGAGTAAGGAGGACTCAACAATATGTCCCCTAGAGATGTAAACCTACAACTAGCCGACGCGGCCACCCCTATCACAGCCACCGGCCAGGCCGCAGCCGTCGATACCGAGGGTGGCTTCTACGCCGTTGCTCGGTTCGAGTGCGGCGACCCTATCACCGACGCCAACGAGACGTTCGACTTCCTCGTCATGGCATCTATCAACGGTGGTAGCAACTACTACCAGATAGGCGCCATCCGGCAAATCGTTGACGGGGACGAGGACCTCGTCAAGTCGATTCCTGTTTACGTGCCTCGGTTCCCGCCTGCCACGCAGACGGCGACCAAGGTGCGCCTCGAGTACGTCGTCGCTGGCACCACGCCTAGCCTGCTTCTGAACTGCTGGCTGGAGCCTATGCTCAGCTTGGCTGTGCCCGCCATCGATGAGGGGCTGAACAACGGCCTAGCCGAACTGTCGTAGACAATCACCCGCGCTCCTTTGTGGGGCCTGTTCTTGGTGGTCAGGCAGGCCCCACAAAGTTACCGGGGGAGGGAGTTAAATGCCGCCTCCAAACTACAACGTAGGGAGAAACACTGGTGAGCAACCCCTTCAGAAATCCGGAAGAGAACCCGATGCCCGATGCGGCAATCACCGGCGATGCGGAGGTTTGGGCGGCCATCAGGCACCTTAGGATACGAGGAGCCCTCACCGATGAACGAGTCCTCTTTGTGATGAAGTGGATGTTCCCTGTGACCTGGGGTGTGCTGCTGTTAATTCTAGGCACCCTATTAACGAGCTAGGAGGCCATCAATGCCCGCTGAAAGTGAACCACAGCGACGGGCAGCCGGGGCGGCTCTTGCCGTCAAGCGCGGCGAGCGTCCTGCATCCAGTCTGAAGGGTGCTGCCCGTTCCATGCTTAGCATGACCCGCTCGCAGCTAGAGGATTACGCCCGCACGCCTAGCAAACCCCAAACCACCCATGCAGCGGCTCACCTTGACAAGGAGAACAAGGCCATGCGAGGCGTGAACCCTCAGCCACGCAAGAAGGCTAAGAAGGCGTCCCGACGTAGCAAGAAGTAGGAGGACCTCATGGCTGAATCACTTAAGGCGAAGCTGGCTCACATCGCCGAGGACTTCGATACCGACCCGAACGTGAACTCGCGCCTGCAAAGGCAAATCAACCTCCTGGCTGAGGAGATTACACGCCTGATGAACCCGCGGCGCAAGAAGGGGAGTTAACCTATGGTTACCGCCAAAATCTTCGGTCTCCTGTTCACCGCGCTCTGGAACAAGGAGATTGACTTCGACACCGACATCATCAAGGTCATGCTCACGACCTCGACCTACGTGCCCAACCAGGACACACACGACTACAAGGATGATGTCACCAATGAGGTTGTGGGAACAGGTTACGTAGCCACGGGCGAGACCCTGGCCTCTAAGACCGTCACCTACACCGCCGGCACCAACAAGCATGTCCTGGATGCCGCCGATGTGACTTGGGCCGCATCCACCATCACGGCCCGCATCGCCGTCATCTACGACTCAACACCAGCCACGGACCCGACCCGCCCGCTCATGTCCTATCAGGACTTCATCTCCGACCAGAGTTCATCCGGCGGTGACTTCACTATCCAGTGGAACGCCTCGGGCATCATTGAAATCACGGTAGCCTAGGAGGGCCTCATGAGCACAAACCAGGCAATCAAAGAACTGAAACTAGCCGGGGAGCAGGGTGCCCTTCGCATCATCACTAATGAGTGCGCCTCCAAGTCCTGCAATGCCAGTGGGCACAACGAGGGCCGCTACAACCTTCGCGACCCTCGGCACTTCGTCATCCACGATGTTGTGCGGCTGGAAGGCCCCAACCACCGCGGTCAGTTCAAGGCGCACAGCGCCGAGGGCGACTGGTGCCAGGGCCAACCCGAGGCGCTGTTGCCGCGTTTGCTGGAGGCGGGCAAAGCGGGCGCTGTTCCACCGTCCAACGGGAGGTAGTGTGGCGCACCCCGCTGCTGACGCCCGCGCTAAAGTAAAGGCCGTCCATCCTGAGGCGGTCGTCGTCCAGCGTGGCCGCAACTCTATCAAGCACCGCAGAGGTAGCGGGACGATGGAGGCAGAGTAGTGGCTATTCCTGTTATCCAATCTAAAAGTGAAAATACACTGCAAATTAACGGAGAGTCACTCGGTGTAGTTGCTCCTGCGGGCATTACAGATGGGGACGTGTTGGTAATTTTCATCTCTAATGACGGGAATGTTGCCTCATCCTATGTTTGGCCGACCGGCTTCATTCCCATTTACGAACTTAACCAGGATATCAACAACTCTCTAGGATGCGCATACAAAATTGCGTCGAGTGAATCAGGTATCTACGTTGTTTCTTGGACGGGCAGCCAAACGGCCATAATAGAGATGTATCGCGTTGATGGGGCGGTTTCTGGCAATGAGATACAAGACCCTGATGAATCGACTAGTGGGACAGGCGCCAGCCCGACGATTACCCCAGTTGCGTCCACTGATACGGATGATAGCCTTGTTTTCGTGTCGCACGGAATGGACGACGACGATGTTACAGTCGATGGCGGGGGTGACGCTGATTATAACCTTGAGGACGTAGATAAGAACGCCGCGGGTGCTGGCACTTGTTCAATTGGCATCCAGACTAAAGGCATTGCAACGGCGGCTGTTCCGCCAGCGTGTACCCTGACCTTGTTGGCCAATGAGCAATTCGTGATCGGCTGGTTTGCAATCCGGAGCATTGCCCCAGCTGGCGGCGTGACCGTCCTTGCCGCACTGGCTATAGCCACCGCCCTAAGTCCAGTGTCCGCTATCGTAACCGGAGCGATGGTCTCCGCCGTCCTAGCTACTGCCACAGCCCTAAGCCCTGTATCTACCCACATCAACACGGTCAGTGCCCCTGTCGCTACCGCTACAGCCCTGTCGCCTGTGAGTATTGTCTCAGGTGTGGCTGTCATAGTAGGTGCTCTTGCAACGGCTAGTGCCCTATCGCCGGATGCTACCGTCCTAGTTGGGGGCGCTGTTGTCGTCTTAGCCGTTCTTGCAACTGCAACGGCCTTGTCATATACCGCAACTCACCTTAACACACTCCCAGGGGCGCTGGCAACTGCTACCGCCCTGAGCTTTGGTGCCGCTGTATCCGTTGGAACCTTAGTCGCCGCTATACTGGCGACCGCCACGGCCCTATCAGCCAGCGCGACCGTTACTGTAGGTACTACAGTAACCGCGGTCCTGGCAACCGCAATCACCACGTCCTGGGCTGCGAGCATCAACCCAGGTGCAACTATCTCAGCGGTGCTGGCAACCGCTACGGCTCTCGCATACGCAGCCCTAATTGTGGTCTCGGGCAAACTGCTGCTCAAGGCAGGGGATGCCTTTGGTGAGCGTGCCGACACCGTTCAGGGTTCAGCCTCAATAGCACCCCTACCAATCGGTCATGGTTTCATAGACGCTCCAGCGGACGCTCCACAGGATGAAGGTTCAGGGAGGCAGTAATGTCCACAACGCTTAGGTTCACAGTCGAGGATATAGCCGCCCGCATAGCCTCATATGCTATCATCCGGGTGTACCGCTCCGACACGGTAGGCGGCACCTATGCCAGTATCGGGACAGTGACTCTGGTAGCAGGCACCTTCTACTACTCCTATGAGGACAGTGGCGGTGACCTGAACAAGTGGTACAAATACTCCTTCGACACGCCTTCCGAGTCCGAACTATCGCCTCCGTTCCGTGTCGATGGGGTTACGAGGCTCAGAGCTCGTCAGGAGGCCCTGAGCAAGTACAAAGCTGGTATAGTTATGGTTGCGGATGGCGGTGGTACAACTATAGTCCTCACGGAAGATTACCGCGTCAAAACGGACTTGTTCAGGAATGACAGAGGTAAGGGCACCTGGCTTCTGCCTACTACAGGTGGCAACGCAGATGTACCTCGCATTATCAAGTCCACCACCCCCTCCACTGGTCAATTTGTGGTTCTCCCCTCTTGGTCTGATGTGATAGCCTCCGGAGACGAGGTAGAGTGGCACTGGTTGGCCGACCCAACCGTATGGAACGATGCGCTCAATCGAGGTATGGCGCGGTACTACTACGCTGACCGTATGCCGCTCAAAGGTGTCGCCAACCAGGAGGAGTATGACCTAAGCAGCATACCCTGGATTATCGACAAGGACCAGATTTCCGACGTGACCTGGTATCCGACATCCGGTAAGGACGTAGAGCAGTCCTATGCGTCAGACGGCAGGTGGTGGAAGACTCGCATGGACCGCGATAAGGTTGTACTGGTTATCTACCCGCCTGTTTCGTCTACGGTCACGCTATACCTGCACGCGGCTCGACCTATGCCAGCGCTGTACACAGATGCGGCCGCCGCTCCGACCGTCTGCGCTGAGGAGCTAGTTGCGGCGCTGGTGTACGACGAGGTGCTATCATTCCTGAGTCGCCCTGGTCAGGGGGCGGCTGATGACCGCCGCGTCTGGAAGAAGCAGCGCCTAGACCATGTACCCGAACTTCGACGGCTCCTATGGAAGCATCGGCCTAAGCTAAGGTATGGGCGGCCTAGGCTCCCACAACCTCCAGTAGTTCCTAGGCCGTTCCAAGCGAGGTAGTTATGGTCAGCAAAATAAAACATATTGGCACCGTCCGAATCGGGTCCGAGGACTACAAGCTCGTTGAGACCGATGACCAACAGGCCTGGCAGGAGCAATACCTCCATGAGCCGCCCTGGTCCGAGGGTCTACCTCCGATGCTGTCAGAGCCCTCCGAGACCTGGCACCTAGGAGGGTTTAAGTCTAGGAGTGGTATCCCAGGGACTTCCGAGTACGGTGTAAACACCGATGCCCGATTTCCTTTCCGCTTACTACCTGGGCCTGAGGTAAAGACTGTAACCTTGACTGGGGCAACGGGGCCTATAACCAGTATCTTTGAGGCCCTAGGTTACATTTGGGCAGTTGGCGGTCGCCATGTATTCCGTATAGACCCTGCCACCGATGCCATTGTGGACTCCAAGGATTTTGGAGCCACAGTGAAAGGTGTAGAGGGTCTCAGATGGGAGAGCGATTCAGGACTCGTAACTACGGATGAGGCAGACCAATCCTTGTGGGAGGTTACTGTTATAGGTACTCCTGATACTTGGACGCAGGCTGCTGCTGGTGTCAAGCCTTACCGCCAAGCAGCCGGCATAGACCGCCTGTTCGGTATCCAATCTGATGGCCTTTTGAGGAATGTAGTTTCGGGGCTTAACCCACTGGCAACTATTAGCTGGGCGGATAGAATCCAATGTGGTGACACCTCCACTAAGCCCAATAGCCTAGTAGCCTTCGAGAAGACCGTATTGGCCGGAAAGCCTGAGGGGCTTTTTGCGGTCAGCCCCGAAGGTAAGGGCATACCTCTGATTAAGAGGATGATTAGGGACGATGATAATTGCCTAGGCATGGCAGTACATGAGCCTTATGTGATTGTTCCTCACAGTCGCGGAGTCTACAGGTTCCTGCCTGGTCTGGTCGAGAGTGTAGGGCTAGAGAAGGAGCTACTCAACGAGAGCCCTATTAAAGGGAGGTTCAACGCCTTTGTCACTGACAATCAATGGTTGAATGGCCTAATAAGTGTAGGCGCCATCAACAACATCCTAGTAGCGAGAGACCGTGCGAGTGGAGAACCAGGCTTTGGCCCCTTGATATGGGACACCTGGGTTTCATTTATTGGCACAAAAAGCCAGGCTATGTACCTGTCTGCCCTGTCCGCCACCCCTAGGATATGGTTTGCCAAGAACAACGACATAGCCTACATTGTCCTCACAGACTCGGCTGGTGCTCCCGATGTTGACGACGCCGCCTATCGATTTGTCACAGCAGGCTCTATTCGGAGGTTTACCAATAAGTACACCTTCGGCGACTGGGGTTCCAAGGATTTTCCTAAGATTGTCCTCGTTGGGAAGAACCTGACCGCAGCGAGGTTCTGGGATATCCTATTCAGCATAGACGGAGGAGCCTTCTCTAACCTGGACATAGATGGTAACGGTATGAGGATTGATAGTGATGGCCGTAAAACCTTCTTCCTACCTCTTACAGCAGTAGGTCGAGAGGTTCAATATCGCTTCGACTATACGGGGGATGTCAACACCCAAGCGGGAGAGTTGAACTTCTTTGAGCCGTTCGCTGTACCTCAAAGCCGCAAGATACCTGTTAACGTCATACAGCTGCACCTATCAAGGGACACGAAGTATGATGTTGGGCAGGAGGCCCGCTCTGCCGCTGAGCAGCTAAGTGACCTAACTGTACTGAATAAGGCACCCGCACCACTAAAGGCTAGTGGCCCCTGGGGCGAGGACAAGGATATGTGGGTGAGGAGTCTACGCCTCATCAGTGTCCTTCAGGAGCCTGACTTGGAGGCTGAGTACCTAGTAGAGGTTTCCCTCCAGGAGCGGGAGGTATCCTAATGGTACAGGAACTACCTAGCCTAGAATCTAGGTTAGCCGCCTTAGATAGGCGTGTAAAGGACCTGGAGAGGATACAAATGCTAGGCCTCGCAGGAGGCGGTGACATTGAGGCGACTCTGCAACGCCATACGGCGCTTCTAGGGATTCTTATAGGCGACCAAACCCTTGGGAACGTCCTATTAGGTCCCTTCCCGGGTTCCCTTTCATCCATGAGTGTGAGGCGGGCCGATAGTGAGGTTTATATTGCGGGTACGCTCAACGGTACTATCACTACGACAACGGAGCCCCTCATCGGTAACATTCTCCGTGTTATGCCTATATATGTGCCTGAGTTCCCTAATATTATTGATTCCCTTACTATGGAAGTGACAGCGGCGGGTGTTGGGGGCACGAAAGCTCGGCTAGGTATTTACCAAGACGGTGTAAATCTCTATCCAGGTAAACTACTCCTGGACGCCGGGACGATTAACGTAGACAGTATAGGCTTTAAGACCATCACAATGAGGCAGGAGTTGCCTAGAGGCCTCTCATGGGTAGGGGTACTGTCCGACTCAGGGGCGGTGCAATTCAGGTCCATAGCATCGGGGTCCGCATCGGGCGGGTGGGCCATACTAGGGCACCTGAATACCAACTACTCTACTGAGTACCTTCAGTGGTTTGTGGCAAGGGCCTTTGGGGTGCTTCCTGACCAGTTTCCTGCAGGAGGGGCTAAGGGCGCCTCTAATACACCAATTATTGCCTATACCTTTGCGACGAGTTGAGGTGGAGTATGCCTGAGACTGCTTACGATGAAGTATGGGACACTGAAGGCAACCTGGTGTCTAGTGTTCCTAGAGTAGTGAGCGATGAGGACACGAAGAAATCAGGGGCGCATAATAGGCTAAAGGCGACTCCAGGTCCTACGTTAGCCGTACTCCCCTGGGGACCGATAATTGAGGACATCCTAACTGTATTAGGGTACAACAAGTAGCTGGAGGCTGGTCGTAGTAGGAGGTAACTTATGAGGTTCACGAAGCAGGACGCGCTCACGTTCGGGTTGGGGCTAGGCGCCGCACTCGTCATCGTGCTAGGCGAGGCGCTCATCAGACTTGAGGAGAGCGTCGTCATCGACTTGTCGGTCTGGGCACGGGACCTACTAGTCGGGCTTCTGGGGGCTATTGGGCGCTACCTGGTCACCCGTATCCCTGAGCTACTCGTCAAGGTGAGAGGAGATGGACCGTGACCTTAATTCGGACCCTCGATGGTTCAGCCTGGACAGAGGAGATAGCCCCATCTGTGTGGCCGGCTTTGCGGTCAGCAGGCATCCGTATGTATATCCCTCAGATACACGGGAGCGGTCCTGGGGGTACAGGCCTGAACCCCTATCTCAAGCAGCATGTTGAGGGAGCCCTGGAGGCAGGCATCATTGTGCCAACGGGCTACACCTGGCCATCATGGAAATGGCCTGAGTCGGTAGCCTACTGGGAGCGAGAACTGTCCATACCGTTGCTAGGCATATGGCTAGATGTCGAGGCCACAGCGGGCGTTCACCCTGACCAGATTGACGACCTCCGCGACCGCGACATCGTGCCTGGCATCTATGCCAGCCGCCACTCCTGGTCGAGCATTATGGGTGCGGACACACGGTTCACGGATGTACCGCTCTGGGCTGCTCATTACCGCGCTGGCCCCTGGCCTGCTACGCTGCGTGAGGGCAACCTGCCCTATGTGCCTAATAGCTGGCATCCAGACCTGGTTGTAGGTTGGCAGTGGATGGGTACAACCACCCTACAAGATGAGCAGTTCGACCTTAACGTATTCAGTGAGGAGTTCATTCAGGGGCTGTACAAGGATGTGCCCGCCCCACCAGTCGAGGAGGGACTAACCGTGGGACAGTACGAGGAGTTATCAGGAAGGATAGACACCCTGGGTGGTCGGGTGGCCGAGAATCAGAGGGACATCGCTGCCCTTCGCAGCAAGCCTGCACCGGCCCCGGCACCGACACCGCCTACCCATGACCACGTCATCGTGAAGCCTGGAGACGTGGCCGGTAAGTGGTTCAAGCGTGAGGCGGACCTTCTCCGCCTGAACGGCGACTTCCGTGACGTTGCCTATAGCCGAGACGGCCACGTAATCCGGCGGTTCACACCTCGCCGTGACTGGAACTTCATTATATCCGACGAGCGCCTATTCACTAGCTAGAGCCAGATGGCGCTCTGGTAGGTCTTGAACGGTACTGGGATGGTAGGGTGGACATCGGCCAACTCGGGCGGGAAGTCTACCTTGCCATCTATTAGTAATTCGTCGTGAATCTGTAGGGCTATATCCATACCATCCTCATCGCACCGGAGCATCTGCCTCTTGACCGCATCTGCGGCGCTCCCTTGTGCGCCATAGTTCCTGGCACAGCGCCCTATGTGGCCGATGGTAGCCCTCTCGAGGCCTGGCAGTCGGCACTTGCGCCCGAACGTAGTCCCCACGTACCCTTCGTATGGCCCCTCACGTGCCTGTGCCTCTAGCCACTCCGCCAGTACGTGATACACGGAAAGCCACTCGTCGGTATATGCCCCTACTACGGCCTTGGGGAGCCCTGTGCTCCTGGCTATAGCGTATACTCCGCCACCGAATGTCATCTCGAAGTTGAATACCTTGACACGTCGCCGCACTTCCTTGTCGTCCAGAGCCGTGTTAGGCCAGAGCCTCATCTGCGTGGCTGCATGTATGTCGTCCCCATCCTCATACGCCTTCAACATCACAGGGTCGCCCGAGAGGTGGGCAAGCATCCTCATCTCAATCTGAGAATCGTCTAGGCTAGACCAGGTGCCTGTATCCGGTGCGAATATCTCCCGCATAATACCTGGTATGTTCTGGAGGTTGCGGTCACTCGACTTGAGCCGTCCGGTGGACGTGTCTAGGTAGAGATGCGTATAGGCACGCTCATGAGGGTGGGGCACATTGTCCTCGTCCAGCCCTAACCAGGGCACAACGTAGTGGCTTTTGAGCCTTGTGACCTCCCGATGCTTCAGGACGATAATTGCCATAGGGTCGGACAAGCCCGTTAGTATGTCATTGCCCGTCCTGAGTTGCCGCTTAGATTTGGTGAACGGTAGGAAGCTGCCCCGAGCTGCCAGTGTGAACCCTACCTGCTGCGGACTCCCAGGATTGAATCCCTCCTTCTCACAGACACCCTCATAGAACACCTGGTCCTCGGACAGCTTCTTGTACCAGGATTTCAATAGGTCTGGGCGGAGTAGGATGCCGCGCTGTGACATTCGCATGAGCAGAGGCATAATACGAATGTCTACCTGGTAGCAGTCCTTCATCGCCTGGGTCACTGTGTGGCTTGTGGGCGCTCCTGGGTCGAATCCAGATACGAGATTTGGGCTGAATCGCCATGTGTGGGAATCCGGGCTCCACCACGCATCCGCGCCCATTTGGGGGTATAGGCGATAGGTCGCAAGGCAGTCCTCCATGCACTTGCGGGCCGTGACGGACTGCGGTATATCCAGCATGGTGCAGCCCTTAGGCAGTATATCCGGAATGGATTGTATGTCATAGGATATATACGCCCGTGACATGTCCTGCAACACAACCGATGGTAGGCCCTGCACATGGCCCATTGTGGCGGTGTCAGCAATGAGCGGATGGCGCTTCGACCCTACGAACGTCGGACCTACGAACTCGATAAGGCCTGGAGCTAGGGGTGCAGTGCCGCCGAGGTAATACTCAAGTACGGCGGTCAGGTCGTAAATGGCATTATGGAATACCTTGAGCGATGGCCCCGCGAGGAGTTTCCATGCTAGGCGCAGATGCTTAGACGGGACTGGTCGGGTCGGGAAGTATACGGCCTCGTTCGCGTTGAGGGCGAAGCCGATACCAATGCAACGTCGGTCCTTTAGGGAGACGGTCTCGGTGTCTACCGAAATTATCGGAGGTGTCTCCTCCAGCCGAGCCAGGAGTTGGTCCTCTGAGTAATCGTGAGGGCCGAGGTATGCGAGGTTAGCCAACGTTGACTATCCTTCGGGGTACGCAAGCATGGTAGGCATGAGCCTTCCTCATCCAATCGACTACGTCGGACGGCGCAAATGGAAATAGCTCCTTACGTGGGAAGAACCGTCGGGCCTCCGCCCCATCGCCGTGTTGAACCCACCAGCCTGGCATTGTTTCGGCTACCCAGGCTATGGCCCAACAAAGCTGGCCATTAGGTAGAGGGTCGTACACTATTAGTTCGTCAGCCAAGGTCTATACCTGACAAGTCGATGCGGATACTTGAGCCCTTCATGCGCCCGCATATCTCATTGTACTCGGCCCAGCCTAGCTTGTTGAGGACGAACCACTGTCCGGCCTCGCGGCACACACCCTCACCACTGTCATATGGAGTGCCGTCGGCTGCGTAGGGTATTATGTCGAACATAGTGTCGCCGTCCATGTCCCGAAAGTCGAGACCCTTCAAACCCCACTCCTTGCTGGTGTAGGGAGTGATGGAGCCTATCTCGACCTTACCTTGCCACTTATCCGCCATACTAGTCCTCGATTCCGGCGTGGCGCCTAATGGCTCTCGCCTCTGGCGGTGGGGGTTTGAGTAGGTCTGCCGCGTGGTACTCGTCCACCGCCTGCTCAAGCGCCTCCAACTGCCACAGCACTAGGTCGGCCTTGGATATAGACTGGCGCCGTGTTGCGGCTATCTTGCGCTCGAGGTTCTTCCATGCTGTACCGTATATGTCCATGACTATCTCCTTGCCATCCGTCGAACTAACGCCTTGCTGCTGACTATACGGGCCTTCCCCCGTAATAATGCTAAGGTCTTTAGACGTGCTGTTGGAAGGTCGTAGTGAGGGTGCCCTTTGCGAACACCGTGGAACCGCCACCTGGGTATGCCTATGAGCCTACAGATATAGTGTAGCTCGCCCATGTCTAGGTCACTGACGAGGTGGCCGCGCTTGTCCATTAGCAGCACTACGGATTCTCCCTGTGTGATGCGTCTACGAAATCGTCGGCATCCTTTAGCTCGGCTAGTTCCTTTTTCATCCTGCCAATGAGGACTGACATCGCCCCTACTGTCTCAACGGTGTAGACTCGCCGTGCAAACATCTCAGCCTGAAAGTGCCCCTCTTCCCGCAGCCACCCAACCAGGCCCTGGGCGTATTGCTCCTGCTTGTAGGTAGGAGGGCCACCAGTGCCGTGGTTGCCAGGTCGGTCGAAGCTCGGCTTATCCACGCCCCGCGGTGTCCTCTCGGGCATGTCGCTCTGCGGTTATGACACCCCGTAGGCCCTTGAGGTCGGGGAACCAGCACGGGCCAGTGGGCACCCTCCCATCCAGGAACCGCAGCTTCAACCACCTGAACACGTAGTCCGCAATCGATGAACAGTCGCGGATGTCCTTGTTGCTCGTCCTGCCTCTAGGCTCGAACGACACGCCTATCATCTTGTGACACAGTTCGTCGAGCGGCACTCCGACTTGCAGCAGTACGGAGGTCCAGATACCTAGTATGTCCAGCAGCCCGCGCAGTGTGCTACCGACCTTGCCCACCTTGAGGAACAACTCGCCTGGGCGCCCGTCTGGATACAGCCCTACGATGATGTATAGGTCGGTGCCGTAGTCAATCGTGACACGGTGGGTAACCGATGACCGCTCGTCAGGTAGCCTTTGCCTTGTAGCGGTGTGTACCATTAGTCACGCTCGCCGCGGGCTACCTCTTCCATGACCTCTTTGTGGTGCTCCTCACCTAGGGCAATCGTCTCGTCCCAGTCGAAGCCTAGCTCGTTCACGATGAGCCGTAGTTGCAGCGAGGCGTCTGCGGTCGCGGCGCGGGCTTCGCCGTAGTATGCCCGTGGGTTGGAGGTGCCCTCGCCCTTGATGGCGTTTACCGCGTCACAGTGGCTAATGCGGTATACAGCCCTTACGAGGTCTCCAACTTGGTAGGTCAGGCAGAGAGCTATCCTCTCCGTAGTGACCATGTTCCCGAGGACCTTCAAGGCCCTCATTCTGATTGTGCCTATCTTCTCCAT